TTGAGGTCTTTGCCATTCCTGCTTCCCGAATCCGGCGGGTCTCTGTGGTTGCGGTCTCGTAAAGTCTCTAGGCACACTCTTTACAACCGGAGGCTTAATAACTTTACGCTCAGGTTGCTGTGCTTCAGCCGACAGCGGTACGAACAACAAACATAACAGTGATGCTAAATATTTCATTATATTAACTCCTAGTTTTTTTAGCTAATGCATTTGGGGCACTTGCACACTTCAACCTTGCAAACACAAGCCGTTTCTGGACATGGACACTCGTCAGCACATACTTCACAAATTATCGGTTGGTCATTACTAAACATGTCTTTTATCTCCTCTTTATTAATTAAACAGATTGCAGCTACAATCATTACTGCTAAAAAAGGTATTTTAAATTTCATAAGAGTTCTCCCTATATCATAATTTCTGTTAAGACTTTGCCGCCGTCTACAATCTCGATAGGTCTGTCGCCGGGAGCCATTAGCTCTTTGTCAGCAACTATACCCAGTCTGTTGTAGATGGTAGCCGCCCAATCTTCTATGTTGACTGGGTTTTGATCTGGCTCACTCGCCGTGGCATTTGAGGTTCCATATGTCATTCCTCCCTTAATTCCACCGCCAGCTAAAACTGTACTAAAGACTTTTGGCCAATGGTCTCTTCCTGCACGATTATTTATCTTTGGGGTTCTTCCAAACTCAGAGACTACACAAACCAGAGTAGACTCTAGTAACCCACGTTGATCCAAATCTTCGATAAGGCTTGCAAACCCCTGATCAAAAGCTGGCAACTGACTGTTCATACCGTTAGCTATATTGTCGTGCATGTCCCACCCACCATATGTAAGTGTTACGAATCGAGTTCCAAACTCAACAAGTCTTCTAGCCAAGAGCATCCTTGCTCCGGCTGTATTCCTACCATACTTATCTCTAATGTTCGCTGGTTCTTTTTCTATATCAAAGGCATCCTTTGCATTTTGATCTCCTATCAAGCTGTATGCACGTTCATAAAAAGAATTCATCGCTTTGACAGAATCGGCCTCTTGCTTCTTATTAAAATCCGTATTAACTATATTAAGCACACGCTGTCTTCTTGTGAATCTTTCGTCTTCAACAGGAATTTTTAGGTCTCTAACTTGGAAGTCGTTACTAGCTGGATCAGACCCTAAACCAAACCCAGAATAAGAGCTACTTAAATATCCAGTACCTGCAAATTCATTAGGTTGGTTTGGGATACAGACATACGGAGGAAGGTTTTTGCGAGGCCCAAACTCATGTGCAACCACTGAACCCATTGATGGGTATTGAAGGGCTGGGCTAGGTCTATAGCCAGTAAACATATTGTGTGTGCCACGTTCATGAGCAGCTTCTCCATGAGTTAGACTTCTTATAATGGTTAGCTTATCTGTTACTTTAGAAGTCTTTTTTAAAAGCTCACCTAGTCTAATACCCGGAGCAACCGTATCTATACTCCCAAGCGGGCCACGATATTCAAGAGGGGCGAACGGCTTAGGATCAAAAGTTTCCTGATGAGCCATTCCTCCCGGTAAATAAATAAATATGATACTCTTAGCTGGCCCCTCTTTGCTATCATAGTGCTTCTGATCAGCCATAGCTAAAGACGCACCAAAACTTCCTAAAATTCCAGCATGTAAAAAAGATCTTCTATCCATTATAATATAACCTTTGCTTCTCCTTCGAGTAAATATCTTGGCCGTCCACCCATGTCAGTACGTTGGACTCCGTGCTCAATTCCAAAATGGTCAAACAGTGTAGCCTGTAAGTCAAGCGGTCCGACAGGATTTTCTATAGGACTATAGGATCTGTCGGCTTCACCAATCGTTCTTCCTGATTGATAATTACCACCGGCCATCATCATTGGCGTAATTGCAGGCCAATGGTCACGTCCAGCGTTTGCGTTTATTTTAGTTCTACCAAATTCTCCCGTAACTACCAAGAGAACTTTCTCGTTCAAGCCGCGATCCCACAAGTCTTGTAGGAATCCGCTTATAGCTTTGTCAATTGGTGCAACCTTACTTTTAAGGGCGGTAGAAATATTGCTGTGCATATCCCAGCCACCGTAATGTAGAGTTACAAATTTAGTTCCATGCTCTACCAACCTTCTTGCTAAGAGCATCTGCTCCCCAATATCGTTAGCCTTTTCAGATCCGTAAAGAGCTTTTGTCGCTTCTGATTCTTGATCTGTGGCAAAAGCGTCTTTCGCTGAACCAAGAATTACGTCATATGCCTGACCTTTATAAAAACCAACGGACTCAGCACCTCTTCCAGATACTTCTTTAGACGCTGAACCTAACGCTCCCAAAAGCTGTTTTCTGTTGCTAAACCTGTCAAGTTCAATTCGTGGTGTGAGATTGTCTTTATTGGACGGATCAAATGGCTTAAATGCCCCACCTAACCAAGCACCTTCGTCACCTTCAATTTTACCTTGCTTAACATATGTTGGTACTCCATTTTGAGGGTGATTTGTACCGTAAACAGATGAGACCAAAGAACCAAAGGAGGGGTATTTTGCGTTAGAAGTCGTGGTTCTTTCTGGATTGTAGTGTCCGGTCATCATAAAGTGTGTCCCCTGCCTATGGGACGAGTCTTTATGACTAAAAGAATTTACTACATTTAATTTTGAAGTGTGTTTTGAGAGTTCGTACCAATCTTCTCCTAGTGTTATATTGGTCTTTGCGTCATGTCTTGCACCGTTTACTGGTTGCCATTCTGTTGGCACTGTATCTTTTGGTGCATGGAAGGTCTCAAACTGTGTGGGACCACCACCAAGCCAAACCCATACTACGGCCTTGTCATCATAGCTCTGTGCGTTTGCGGCAAAAGCCTGATCTGAAAGTCCAGCGGCTGTCATGCCAGCCCCAATAGATCCAATCCTAAGAAAATCTCTCCTATTAAATATAAAGTCAATCATTTTATCATCTTTCTAGCCCGGAGCTTCATAAAAACCAATATTAAACCCTTCTCTTGTGCAATCCTCCACGGTTTTTTCCATTCCGTGTTTTTTGAGGTGCTTCTCTATATATATACACATTTTTTCGTCAGTACCCTCCCAATTGTTCTTGCAAAAATGACAAAGATATTTGCATTTCCAGTGGCTTCTGGTTTTGTCTAGGGGTTTTGGGTTGACATTCTGTCTAATTTCCTCGACTCTATTCTTCAACATTTCTAGAAATCTGGTCTCATCCTCTGGGCCAAAACAAAGACTAAACGGTTTAGGATCTCTTTCTCCGTCTTTGTCCTTGTAAAAGAATATACTCATAATCCTATTTGGAAAATCGGGGTATAGTTTAGATATAGCGTAAAAGTACAGTAGTAATTGTGCATCTTTTTCTAATTTTTCATAATCCTTAACCTCTCCAGTTGCCCAATCCATACGACGACCCGTTTTCCAGTCTACGACCTCTATTGTTTCGTCATCAATTTTGGTAACTAGGTCGATTGTCCCCTTAATAGCAAGCTGCCCTTTTACCATTTCGCCGTTAATCTCGTATTCAAACTTAGCCCAATCTTCTTCAATTGGTATGTCAAAATGTGGCTCAGGATGGTGAATGTTCCTAAGCCTTGGATCGAATTGGCCGTCATTGTGATTCAAAAAAGTCCACACAGTTTCAGCTATGTCCCTTCTATCTTTTGGGCCAAACTTGTGCTTCGAGTTTTTTGCGTAGCAATCTATGGATATTTCAATTAATTCATTAACAAAATCATCAGTATATAATCTATCTTTATGCACCCTGATCTTGCCAGCAGCGTCATCTTCAACTACCAAATACTTTTTTCTAGAATTGTCTTGTTGAAATTTCTTTAATCCCGCTAATATCTCCATAGCCTTATGAGCCATCGTTCCCATGTCGGCCTTTTTGCCGCTATCTGACTGATGACCTAAAACATAGGTTATAAAGTACTGCATTTCACAGTACGAATAATTATTATAGCTTGAGCTTCTAACATAGGTAACTAACATTGATTCTCCTAAAAGTTAAGGTAAAATTCTTTAACCTTCACTATTAAATCATCAATGCTATTATCTTTGTTATTTATGCAGTTTGTGAAGGGATAATCATCCAACGCTACTTCGCTAGAGTGATCATCGTCATATATATTTCTAGTTAATCTTAACAGGCTTCCGCCAACCCGTTCAATTGCTTTTGCTTCGTTTGGAAATCTAACGTCTGCTATAATAGCTAACTCAGATTGCTCTGCTTGTATCTTTCTGATGCAGGAATCTACCCAGATTGGTTCATACATCTTGCGGCAAACATCTGTGCCAAAGAACTGCATAAACTCACGGGCGGTCATCGGGCCTTCTTTCCAATCAAAAGATCTTTTTGCGTCAGCAGCTTTGATGACCTTTTTCATCAGTGTAGAATTTATTGCTTTTGGCATATTCTCCCACAGCAAATGCTCTTGCAACTGATTCTTCTGCTCGTCTGTGCCGTACACACATTCAAATGGGATGCTGAACAATTCAATACAGATACGCTTTAGCTCGTCAGCAAAGCTATAGAGCTTAACATATGGCCACATGTTATATTCTGCGTACTCAGAGAATGCTCTATCTTGACGGGTTACATCAAACTCTCCCCATCCCCCTTCTGTCTGTACTAAGAGTTCGCCAGAAGCACCAATGCTCCAGTCCTCAATATTATTGAGCCTCTTTAAAACTACTCCATGTAGTATATTGGCTGTGGTATTTTTACCCGCCTGTTTCCTTCCTGATATTCCAAGTATCTTCATCAATAGCATCCATTTAAATTTGAAAGTATTTGTTCTTTTATGCTGTCTATAGACATGACCCCTAAATCGTTTGACCTTATATGCGGAAACGAAAGACTGAAGAGCCTGTTTAAATTCCTGTTGATTTTTATCTTAGACTCTCGTCCAGCTTGATCATTGTCGGTTATAATAATTAATTTTGTTATCCCAGCCTGTAGTATTAATGACTTCTGTTTATCAGATATATCTTTACCGAAAAGACCGGCGGCATTTCTTACCCCCGCTTCAAAAAGTTTCCAGACATCTCCCTGTCCTTCGACTAAGAACAGGCAATGTTTAGTTTTAGCGGCTTTGATAGCCTCGTCGTAATTGTATAGATAGTCTGTTTTTCTAATCCCTTCTGAAAATAGGTACTTTGGTTGAAGCCAGTTATTCGTAGCCCTAGCTATATATCCCACTTGCGACTCATTGTATCTGATCGGTATAATTGAGCGGTGTCTCATAGGAGAATCGTTACTGGAGCAATCCTCCACGCCAAAATGCTTTAAGGTATTCCTGTTAAATCCTCTGCTTTCAAAATACGGGGAGTGACCAATGGTAGGAACACAGTCAAATTCACAAACAGTATTATCTTGCCAATCTTTTGTTTTGAAGGTATTTACTAGGCTTACAAAATCATCTTCAGGTACGACTGTTTTTTTAACCTTGGAAGATTTAGCGTTATCAACGTTGTATATCTTACATATGTGTCTCAACGCATCTGAAAATGACGACGGTTCATCACGACTCTGTAAGACACCTCTAACAAAAGCAAAGACATCTGTTCCAAATTCTTCTTGGCACCCTCTCGTCCAACACCTCCACATTTGTTTATCTAAAGATATTGATAGTGCGTTTGGGTTATCACTACCCTCGTGTATAGGGCAGCTCATAAATATATTATCTCCATCTTGGGTATATTCCAAACCGAAACTATCCAAAAGTAGATCAATATTGGTAAATATTATTTTTTTTACATGATTCAAGTCAAGCGTTTTAGGCTTGGTTTTTTGTGAACTCATACCATAAGAATCCTGAATTAGCCGCAGCATAAGAAAACCACACTAAAGCGTGGGGAAAATCTTTCTGCCTTACATTATCAATACCACACGCTAAATAACATAGCGTAGAAATTCCAATCGCCCAACTAGCAAGCATTAGTCTTCCTCCCATATTTGATCATCAAACGGTGCATCTGCCCCTTCTATAACATCGCCATCAGGTGAAGATCTCATCTCATCTCTAGTCCTTAGCTCATTTAGTTTTGAGTGAGCACCCAACATATTTAGGTTTATGTAGTTACCATCTAGTAATCCCGCACCGTGACGTGCCTTTAAGGTAACTAGCTTTCTATTTCCTCCATTTGGACCGTCCTCAGCTAGCTCCTCTGCGGACTTCAATTTAAATATGGAGAAAGATGTGCATAGCCAAATAAGTCTGTCAGAGCCGCTCACAGCGTCTGTGGATTCTTTAGTTATTCCGTCTCTGTTTAGCTGTACGAATGATAAACATGGAAAATCGTACTTGACAGCTAGATTATGCAGGTTTGTAATTTGAAAGCCTAACGCTTGATACTCTTGCATATTGTTATTAATTGAGCTGGACGACATTAGTTTCAAGTAGTCGTAAACAACAAGACAATCGTTTGTTCTACCGTTCTCATCTTGACCCACCTCTTGAATGATCCAGCGTTTAATTGTATTTAAAATAGTTTCAAACGGAGCACCCGCAACGCTGACGTATGTATATGGAATATCTCTAATCTCGTCAATAGCACTACGAACAGCTATAAACTTTTCGTCGTCTTCAGCAAACTTTCCCGTAGATATTTCCTCAATAGGAACACCGCTTATATTGGAAAGTATTCTGTTGAGGTGATCTTCTTTGCTCATCTCGGTATCCAGCATCAATACCGGAGTGCCATTGCGAGCATTGTACAGTGCTACATTATCAGCAAACACTGACTTGCCAACTCCGGGACGAGCAGATACAAGATCAACACACTTGCGGCGTAGGCCACCACCGATAACAGCATCAAACCTAGGGAAACCGCTTGGTAGTCCGATTTGGTCACACTTATTCTCCACTAAAAAGTCAATGTATTCGTCTATATTGTCGCCCAGCATCTCGGGCTTCTGACCCACTTCGTCATCCCTTAGAAAGTCCGTAATTGGATTCTCAAGCAATCCTACGATGTGATCTATGTCCTCATCGCCCTTGATGTTGTCTATATCGTTAGATATCTTCTTGGCAATAAGTTTGGCTTTTCTTGCTAGCTCAAACTTTTTAACCTGTGCTGCAAAATGAAGCACGTTTTGCTTGCTAACAGGAAATTCCATCAAGGAATGAATATACTGAAGTTCTTGTCTGGTGTTTACAGAATCCGAAAGACTCAGTTGTTCGGCAGCGGATAACACCGCTGGCAGATCAACATGTGCATCTGACTGTAAGACCTTTTCGATACACTTGAACAGAACTTGGTTATTCTGATGTGCAAAGCTATTATGGGTTACAATATCTGATAGTTCAACATATGCCTCAAGTCCATACGAGAACAGGCTCGCAAGCAATGCTCTCTCTGAACCGAGGTCGCTCAATTGTGAGTTCATTAATTATCTTCCTATGCAGCGATCACATCTTGGAAATTCGCCGTAAATTAGATTTGGGTTTGTATTAAATTTCTTACCGCAAACATGGCACTCAACTGAGACTTGCTTTGCAGGTTTTCTTCTCCTTGGGGTCTTCATCTTTTCAAACTTTTCGTAATCAAAGTCTTCATCGGGATCTTCGCCGTAGTCAACCCACTCATTCTGTTTAAACTTCACTGGTACTTTCCCGTTCGGTTTAGCATTACCTGTAGACACTGTAAAATCCTCTTTGACTCTACGCTGAGTTGAGCTGTCAGTGTCTTTAATATTTTCTACTTGTTCTTTCACATCATCACTCTTGACATTACTATTCAGTAGTCCTTCGACCAATTGGTCTTTCTGTTCAGGTGTTAAGGAGTTCAGGAGTGCTTTTACTATATCATCGCTCATTTTCTCTTACCTTTTTCAATTAGTATGTCTGCCTTGCGGCGAACGTTGTACTCTCTATTTTTTAGGTTTTCCAACCTTCCCTCCGCTGTCATTTTCCACTCATTTATCTTGTGGGCCAAGTCATGATTTCTAAGGATGGTTGCAACCTTGATGTCGTGTTTTGCGTATTGATCCCAAGTTCCGTTGTTTATCTCGGAGGATATAATACTTTGTAACGTGTTATCGCACCATCTCCTCACATTCTCGCACTTTGCCCTCTCTTTGGACACATGGTCAGCAAACTGGTATAACTGGTAAGCATGATTAAAGCAGTCGTCTTGGTTTAGCTTCTCCATATCTTCAATAGAGAGCATTTCTGCTATTGCAAATTCTGGCCTAAATACAGTGCTAACCACATTTTTGGCTGTTATGTATCTGTCAATACCGTCTAAAAAATGTTGTAGTCTATCAGCGGCGTTCAAGCTTCTCTCTCCAATAATCTTCTGAGTCGTCATACCTTAAAACGATTAATTCAATGTCGTTAACCCTACACCACTCTGCTTTATCTTTGTCTCTAGCTTTGGCTTGTAGGAATCCTGCCTTACTTTTATGAAAGAAGGGTGTATACTTAAAATGTTGTTGACCGTGAACCTCCACACCTATTTTAACATTTGGAATTAGAAAGTCAAGGTATAGAACAGATTTTTTTGATGGTTTAACAGTTCCCGGTAACTTCACCTCCTCTAATATCGAATAACCTTTGAATATTTCTTTAATCAATTCTCTGGCTTTGATGTGAAAAAAGGATCTTTTGCTTCGGTCGTTGTCTATATATTTTTTAAGATCAAGATTATATTCTCGGCCATTTAAGCCTGTTACCTTCATAGAAAAACTTCCCTGATCTGCTGATAGATAAAGTTGGTGATATCTTCATTTGTTTCTAGAAAATTCGTTACACGTTCCATACCTTGAAACTTGAAAGCTTTTGTTACGGCCTCTTCGTCTTCTGGATCGACTTCGTTTTCTATGAGCCAGCTTTTGATCATTGGGTCTTCTCTGTTTTCTACGGCACAGGTGATTGTATACCAAGCTCCGCTACGGTCGATCATAGCAAATTCACTCGCGATCTGTGCCACCTCTTGACACTCGTCAATACCTACACCATATCTAATCCAACTTTCTGTGGTTTTAAGTGGCGTACCTCCAGCAGCAGAAGTTTTTATTAACCAGTTGGCAATTTGTCCAACGTGATTGCCTGAGTCTTTTGGAACCTCCCATTTACCTCGATGGGTTATCACCATGTTTGTACCGGCCTGATACTGTAACATATTACCGCAATCAGCCATCTTGCTCGGTGAGTATCTACTACCACCAGTGTTGGCGATATTATGTGTAATAAAAATGCAGATAGCCTTCATTCTAGCAACATCACCACTAATACGCTTAAAGAACATCGAGAGCAGACGTGGCAGGGCATTGCGAACTCCTGTTCTAATTTCTCCGTCAAGTTCATCTTGAGGAACCATGCTAGATGTAGAATCTACAATCGCTACGAGGTCAGGTGTCCCCTTGATGTATTTCTCCAAGGAGTTGAGGTATCTTTCAGCAGAGACTAAAGGTTCTTTATCTGTGGCTTGAACAATCTTAATTTTAGATATGTCTAGATCTTTGATCCCCTTAAAGTTCTCTTTAGTTAGTCTGCCTTCGGTGTTGAAGTATATTACATTCTTGCCTTCTTTCTGAGCTTTAGCGGCAAAGTAGAGAGCTGTGGTTGTCTTTCCGGTTTTAGGATCTCCAGTCATCACTACGCAACTACCTTCTCTAAGACCCCCACCGAGAGCTATATCTAAAGCCGGAGAAATACCTATGGTCTTGTAATTTTCTAGAGAGGCTAGGACTTCGGTTCCTGATTCTACTATCGCACCGTATTTCTTGTTTATCTCATTGCTGATTGGATCGTCTTCAAAATGAATCGTCTTCGATTTCTTTGCCATTTTCAATATCCCTTAGTTTGTCAAGAATGTTTTTGCGACCGAGGCTTTTCTTGCGATGCTTTGCATCTTTCTTTACATCCATCTTTTGAGTATTTTTCGGTCTGTCATTTAATAATAGCTGGTAACGGTTAATTATACCAATAGCTTTTGGGTGATTAAGAGAAAAAATACGTTTGAAGTCATCAGAGAGGACAGCTTTGACTAAAGCTTCTTCGGTGATAGACTTGTCTTTGAGTATTTTATTAGCAGCGAACAACTGTCTTTTGAAAGTCCAATCCCAAGGTTTCTTGCTCCAAAACTTGTAGGGTAGAGATCCTACGTTTTTATTCTCTGCGTTTTTACGACACATAATTTCTGCGACGTAAGCTGAACACGTACAGTATTCACCCGTACTCTCATGTTTGTACTTGCTCTTCTCCGTTCGCTTCCTTTTCTTTTTTGCCGACATTATAAATCAAAGCCTCCTCAAAGCAATTTTCTAGATCGTCAATATATTCTTTTTCGGCTATAAGTTCTGGCACCAGCCACATCTGTTTGTGAACCTTACCGTTCTTAAGAGCACCTACAGTGTAATAATTTGTAGACTCTGCCCCTAACGCACCCATTACAGATCGAATGAGATATACACCCTCGGCACCATCTATATTCAATACGCACTTGTGAGACCTAAACTGAAGGTGCATTTCCTCAACATTTACTTCATTCCTTATGCAATACTGTTTAATGTCTCTCCAAGTGTCATATTCATCAAAGAAGAAATGTTCTCCGTCAGATGTCATTACTTTTACCCAGACCTTTCTAAGGTTGCAGGTCTGGTAGTGTTCCTTCCATTTGGCTTCATCCATGTAACTATTTCCTTATACTGGTTACGCAGGATGATCTCTTCTTGGCGTTGAACTCCGGCCTTTTTGCGTCAGCCATTTCGGAGGCGGATTGCGTCATAACCGTTGATCCTTTATCGTTTCTACCAAACTGCTGATACAACAGGCTATCTTTCTTTTTCTTAGGTAGTGTATCCAAAAACTTCTTTACACTGGACTTGGCTCTATCTAAGTCTTTACATAGAGAGTCTATGTCGTTTTCTGAATGGTTTTCTAGGTAAAATTTTTCAGCCTTGCTTAACGGTCCTTTTTTAGTCATTTAAAAATCCTCTCTGAGCTTTAGTTAAATATATAGAATTGTTTGTTTTTAGGTAGGTCATATAATAGTCAAAAGTATTTTTAGATACTCTTTTAATGTTAGTTTCAATAACCTTTTCTCTTTTGCCGTATGGCCCATTTGGGTCAAATAAATTGCTTTGATGAACTCTAGCAAAGTAAGTTTCAGTGCCATCTTCTTTTTTAATCACCTTTGCGTAATGAGAAACTTTGTATTTCTTTTCTTTTTCTATAGAAGCCCCAGTCTTATCAAACAATAAAACCTTATTGGTGTTTTTTTCTATAAACCCTTTGTTTACATATTTCATTTTTTACCTTCCATTATATATTTTGCTTTCTGTTTATTAGTCATTGAATTAATTTCTTTAGATGAAGCATCTCCATGCTTATGATACCAAGCTTTAGGTGCTTCCGGTGTGGCTTCTTTCTTCTTGTGTGCTTCTTCGGATATTTTACTTTTGTTTACACGAGCGTTTTTGTCTGCAATACCGCCTATCGTATTAGAACCCTTTACAAAAGCGTGAACACCTCCAGAGATAACCCTGTAAAGTGCGGGTTCGTTGCACTCAGGGCAAAATGAAAGAGGCTTGTCGTCGAAAGCCTGTTTAACATCTGTTAACTTGTGAGAACAGTTCTCACATTCGTAATCATATAAAGGCATTTAATTCTCCAATGCAGTTAGTACCCTGCCTATTATGTCGTTTCTTTGTATGTCCTCATATCCAAGCTCACAGATACCAACCCCTGTTACTCCGCTTAGTCTGGATATACAGTAGTCTAAACCGCTCCTACCTCTCAGGTCGTCTTGATTGATGTCGCCGTTTATGAGCACCTTGCTATTCTTACCCATGCGGGTTATAAACATTTTAATTTGCTCTACTGTGCAGTTCTGTGCCTCATCAAGAATCATGTAGGCGTTATGAAAGGTTGATCCCCTCATAATCTCCAAGGGCTTGTAAAGTATTTGTCCATCATTATCATAGTGTCCATAGTAAGATCTTCCAAGGAAAAATTTTAGGTTTTCTTTCATTGGGAGTAAGTAAGGTGCAATTTTTTCACCGAGTTCTCCCGGTAGCGAGCCTATGTCTTTACCTGTACAAACTAAAGGTCTTGTGATAATAATTTGTTCTATGTCAGCCCTGTGTAGGTGTTCAGCAGCTATGCCAGCGGCGATAAAAGATTTACCCGAACCTGATGGCCCAGAACAAAAGACTACATCATTTTCAATAATGGATCTTATATATTCTTTTTGATTTTGTGTCTTGGCTTCTAGCTTTTGTACTTTGGGTCTATTATCTTCTTTGCGTGTTCTTCTGGATCTTGCCATTTATTTTACCTTGTAACTAAATTTTATAGGTCGGTTTCTTTAATAAAGATTCCGTCTACCATCCTACCTTTTCTGTCCTTGATGTCATCCCAAGCCTTAGATAGACAATCCGTAAGACTAAGTTTGTTCCGTTCAGCGATGTTAAGCAAAACGACAATCATATCCCCAATGTCGTCAGACACATCCTTGCCTTTACAAATATTGTCGGAAAGCTCGCCCGCTTCCTGTATTAATTTGCAAAACTGATCTTTATCCGAAGACCCCTCTATCAAGTTCCTGTCGTGGTGCCAACCAACAATTTTTTTTACGTAGTCGTCTGTAGATAAACTTTCTTCCACTGTAATCCCCTCTGGATAACTACTAAATACTACATCTTGTTTTACTCCATGTACGGTTTCTATCCTAAATTTACTAAGCTGTTGTAGCCTAGCTATTTGGTCTGGATGTGAGTTTTCTTTTGTCATAGTTTCATATCTCCAAAGTCCATGTCGTCTAAATCGTTTTTGCTGGCACCTATTTTGTAGCTGGTGATTTCGTGCTCTTGAGGTGCAACCTGAACACTCTCACTCTGCATCCACGCTTGTGTCCACCCAGCAATGGGGTTTTTGCCAACGTTCTCATATGGCAATCCGATGGTTTTTCTTCTAGACATACACAACCAATCAATATACTGGTGTAAGACTGTTTCGTTCAACCCTATGATTGATCCGTCTTTAAATAGGTAAGAAGCCCACTCCTTCTCTTCTTTAGCGGCGTTTTCAAACATTGCAACAGCATCCTCTTGACACTGTTTCGATATATTCACAAACCCTTCTGATTCCTCCTTATGGAGAATCTTGAGAATAGCTTGAGTATTTGCTAAGTGTAATGCTTCGTCACGCTTTATCAGCTTAATAATGTCGGCATTGCCTACCATCTTCTTATTTTCTGCAAACGCAAAGCTACAAATAAAGCTAACATAAAACCTAACCGCTTCAAGAATATTAATGCTAACTATGGTCATATAAATTTGCTTCTTGAGTTCAGACGGTTTTGTTGTTTCGCAAGCCATTCCCATTAGATTATTATAATCCCTAATCGCACCGTTGGCACGCTTCATAATTTCCTTATCTTCATAAATGCCTCCAAAAATTTCTGAACTGTCTGCAAAAACATTTTGAATAATATAGCTGTAGCTTTGAGAGTGAATTTTTTCAAAGAACTGCCACGTCATTAAGCAGGCTTCGAGTTCAGTATTTGTCACGAACTCCAGCAGCGTGGGAACGCCTCTACAAATCACGCTATCAAGCATCGTTTGGTATTTTAAATTAGACGTAAAAATAAACTTCTCATTATCCGACATCTCCTTAAAGTCACCGCGATCCTTTTTAAGTTCAATCTCTTCCGGTCTCCAGAAGTTCATCATCTGTTTACTATCCAGTTCTCTAAAGACTGGATACTTAACGATGTCGTAGCGTTGCACTCCTAAGTCCTTACCCAAGAATAACGGTTGATTCATTGGGTCTACGCTCTTTGTATTAAAGATGGTTTTCATATCGCACATGCTCCAGAGTCGCAATTCATGCCTTTTTCTGTGTCGCCGTCTCCGTCTGGCGTGTTGGCATAGTAGAAATTTTTAAGACCGTATTTATATCCGTATATCTGATCTTTTATTAAAACACTAAGAGGAATATTGCCATCCTCGTAATGGCTATAGTTATAGTATAGGTTTGTACTCATGCTCATATCTACAAACTTTTGTATAACAGCAGCTACATTCATAATAGCTATGTTATCGGTCATCTCCCACGCTAAAGTATAATGATTCTTTCTGGTTCTATAATTAGGAACTAATTGCTTCAAAACTCCATTTTTTGCTTTCTTGTGGATAAGTAAGCTCCGTACTGGCTCAATTCCATTGGTAGAGTTTTGAATAACGGAGCTAGACTCACAAGGCATAATAGCAGATAAAGTAGAGTGTCGTAAGCCATGTTCTTCAACCCTTTTACGCAGTCCCTCCCAGTCCATATTGTATTTAGGTTTAATTAATTCGTCTACTTCTTTTTTATACCAGTCAATGGGCAGTAGACCGTGAGCGTATTTAGTGTCCCCAAACTTCTCACACGGCCCCTTCTCTTCAGCGAGTTCGCAGCTGGCATTGATGAGGTTCCACTGGATTTGCTCCATCGTTTCGTGAACTAGCTCTAGTGCTCCCTTGTCTGCGTAGGATAATTTGTTCTTGGCTAGGAATCCGGCCAGATTAGTTATCCCAACACCGAGAGACCTTCTGTTTTTGGTAAAATTTTCACCAGCTAAGACGGGATAGTCTTGGTAATCAATGACCGCTTCAAGCGTTCTTACAGCCATTCTACAAGCATCTTCTACGTCCTTTTCACTACTGAGTTCTAAAAGGTTTAGAGCGGAAAGAATACATATTCCAATTTCTCCATCCGGATCATCTATAGCGTTAATTGGTTTTGTCGGATGAATAATTTCTTGGCACAAATTACTCATATAACACGGAATATCCCACGATCCGTGTGCATTAGCTGAGTCAATATTCATGCTGTATATACGACCAGTCTCAAGTCTTTCTCTTGCGAAGATTTCTGCTATCTTACGAGCAGGTACTTTCTTTTTGAATTTGAGAGATCTGGCGTTTTCATATTTGAGATATAGCTGCTCAAACTTTTCATTATCTCCAAACGCTTCATACAGACCTTTAACCTCGTCAGGACTGAAGAGAGTCACATCTTCATTGGCTATCAGGCGGTCATAGAACAGCTTACAGAACTGTATACTATAGTCTAGCTTGCGGACACGATTATCGTCTGTTCCGGCGTTGTTTTTTAGAACCATAACGTCTTCGATTTCATAGTGCCAAAACGGGACATGCACCGTAGCGGAGCCTCCACGTAATCCGTTTTGCGACGTTGATTTAACAGCCGATTCAAAATTCTTTAAGTACGGTATTAAACCGGTGTGAATAACTTCACCACCTCTGATGGGAGAGTTGATTGGCCTCATACGCCCTATGTTCAACCCAATCCCCGCCCTTCTAGCTGTATATTTTCCGACAGCATGTATGCTAGAGAATATAGCATCAAGGTTGTCGTCAATATCAACCAAAACACAGGATGCGAACTGCCGAATATTTGTACGCACGCCAGCCATGATAGGTGTAGGAAGATTAATTTTAAACGTCGAGTAGCAATCATAAGCTTTTTTTACCTCTTGGATAGAGTCGAATAAACACATTGCTATGGCCATGTAAGCAAATTGAGGAGTTTCGTATATAGCGTCGGTACTTCTATTTTTGACTAGGTACTTGTCTATCAACTGTTGTAGGCCAGCATATGTAAATAGATCGTCCCTGCTATGGTTTATATACTTGCCTAGCGAATCTACCTGTGCATTTGTCCACTTTTCTAGGATGTTAGGATCGTACATCCCATTGTCAACATTTCTCTGTAAGAAAAGTAAGAAGTCTGTAGGCTCATCTCCGTAACCCCAAACTTTCTTTCTCAACTGCATATTTAAAAGTCGAGCCGCAACGTATTGGTAGTTTGGATTGGATTCGGATATTAAATCGTTCGCAGACTTAATCAAAACCTGATGGATTTCTGAGCTACTAATCCCGTCATAAATAGAGAGATTTGCGTTCATACAGATATCTGAAAACGATACTCCATTGATACCCTTGGTAGCCCATTGAACGACTTTGTGAATTTTTTCTACAGAGAAAGCTTCTTTTTCTCCGCTTGTTTTAGTGACTTGCATTTAACATAGTATCCTTTATAATGATTGTACACACCCTATTTTAATGTAGGCTCGTCTGTTTGTCAAGTGTGTAGATACAAAAACCCCGCAATAAATGAATAAAGCGGGGCTGTAGTTTACTTGGTTATCTTTATCTCTACATTATCACCCACTTGAATGAGGATAATGTCCCTTCCGTTCTCCTTTGTGAAAGAAATCATATCTAAAATTGCTGTGGCTTTGTCTATATCTGTTTGCTCTATATTTATACGCTCTAGTACTGATTCAAGAATCTTGTCCGTGATGCCCATTAGTTGTTGACGCTCCAAGCTATAGCATTCAGACAGTCGCACAAGTCTTTCCTCTTGTTGTTTGTTAAGGCTAAGTCTTCTTTACCGAGAGTATCCATTATGGCCTTATCTACCTCTTCTCCTAACAGCGGATACTTGTCTTTAAGTTTGAGACCGGCAAAATTTAGACCGCCCGCCCTCATATTAAACTCTCTGAAAACACCGGTTGTCTTAACAAATCCTGGGTCTGTCTTAACAACGCTGGAAAGTTCAGAAAAAAAATCGCCTATCTGTTTAGCATCCTGTTTCTCTATGTCCATGTCAGTAATATTCTGAACTAGAGTTTTGTATTCAATAGTAGGGGGATCAATCTTAGAGGGTGGTGTGTTTACTATTTCTACATTTTCTTTTATGTAGGAGTACACACCTTCTCCGAAAAGACCGACCGCAAGTAATACGGCAGCAAGTATAAGTCTCAATTTTTTAGACATTCTTGCCTCCTGAATTTAACAACGGGAAGATAGAGTCGAGTTGCTCAACAGCTTGATGTAGTTGAGCCTTTTTGCAAACCTCTTTTAGGTCTTCCCATTCTTTTACAACCTCTACAAGACTGGGTGAATGTGGTGAAACCTTTGGTTCTAATTTATCTAAAATAGATTTGTTTTTACCAGCTACTAAAAATACGTCCTTGAGGTATGCCCAAGCTGGGCCAGCGAATACACTCAACCCTAAAGCCGCAGCTAGAGACACTACGATAATCTGAAAGCTGTTCATTTCTGCTCCTCTATACTGTTAATTAACTGAGTTAGTTCCATCTCAGACAAGGAGGCTCCTGCCTCCAACATAGCGTTAAAAATAGCTCTTCGTTGTGACTTACTCTTAAACCGTTTTCTTATTTCTCTTTTAAGAATTATTTTATGAAGAACGCTTCCGCTCTTGACGGCCTTAGACACGCCTTTGGAAGAGTAGCACATATATAATAGCTTAACCACGGATATAATACAATTACAAATTGCCATAATAGTAAATGGATCAAAAGAAAAAGATGTGTCTTTTGCTTGAGCGTAGCTTAAAACTTTTGTGGAAATTTTTAGTTGAATCTCTGGAAGTTCACTGTTCATTATCGTCTCCAAAATATTTTTCTAAGTAAACCCCGTTTCCGAGTCGATGTGCAGTTTTGAGTTGTAGTCGGCGTTACTAGTTCTGGTTCTACCGCTTCGCATTTGCTACAACCGAGACACTCCGTCTTATGGCCATCGCCCTGTATGATCCATCCAGAGCCATCACACTCATCTTCAATGACCTCTATCTGTTTCATCATTGTTGCTTTAGCCAGATTTGTAGAAATGTATGGCCTGAAATTAAGACTGTCTGATATACCATAAGAAAAAAACGCAACTGCCATAACAACAGAACTAAATTGTTTAATCATAACACACTCCTTATAGGTAGGAAGTTGTACCGTAGTTTGGTAGGTCTCTAGCCGGAAAACCATCCACATCGCTAAAGACCCAAGACCCTTGCTGTACCAGCATCGCTCTGGCATCCTTTTCTCTTATCCAAAAACTTCCGTCTGGTTGTTCGTGAACTTTTGGGCCGCTATTCCATTTGCCCCAACTGTTCTGAACTAGGAAGAGGGTTTCTCGAAAACGTTTTCCAGTATCGTCACAAGCGATCCAAGCCATAGCATGGTTCCAGCCAGAGCCACGCTTGGCAATCCCATTACCATCCCTACGACTACTGAACCCATGCCCAGAACATACGCTAATAGCATACCCATTAGAAAGTGCATCCCTAGCCTCTTCAATTGTGGTTATCATTGAAATAGTTTTTACCTGATGCTTTTTAGCTTCTGTCGAATAAATCTTAGAAGGTATCTGATGTCTAGCACCAAGTGCTGAGTTATATTTAGATAGATCTACATCCCCGTAGTCTTTTCTCAATAGAATGCCGCCCTTAGAGTGGACGTACTTAGCAGCTCCAGAGCAGGTCATGCCTTGTCCACGATGCCCTCTGGATTGATAAATTGCTTCAGTAGCACTGCGAGTTTCAAAAGATTCTGACTCGCCCTTTATGTCTATTTCCACTGCTCTTGTGATGTCTACCGCATTTCTAGTGGAGTGAGAAACGCAATCACCTGTTGTCTGCCTTTCGGAAGGGCCAAAAGCTGGGTCAAACTTCAATAAAGATTTAAACGGTAGGGAGAGTTTGCCTTCTCCGCTACCGTATAATCTAAAAGCAGTTGCACCAAATAATGGAGTCTTGAGTTTTCCAAGAAGCTCTGCCGTTTCTTCTGGGTCGCAGACGCTTCCTGTAAAACCATTTCTATAGGCATCCAACAGTTCTTTTGGACTGTTGAAGTCAGCCATTATTATTCCTCGTCTTTGTTGTCTTTAAGCCACTTGATAGCGGTGTCTAAGCCAACGGCGACGATAGGTACAAATAATGTACCGAGAGTGCCTAAATCAATTTGATCTAGATTTCCAGCGATATAAGTAAGAGCGGCTGCTCCACCAACCAACGCTGCGTTTTTGCCGATCTTAGAGATGTCGGCCCAATTTAATGTAAACTTTTTAGAACCCATTCTAGTTCTCCTTGTAAAGATGAATTAAAAACCCTTGATGAGACTTTTCACTTATTCTATATGGGTATCCTAGAAAGTGAATTTTCTGTCCGTTAACCGATTCAGTCTCGATATCGACCCTCCTGCACATCTCTATGCAAGAATTAAACTCCTTTAAAAACTCTTCTCTGGAATCTTCGTCTACTATAGAGATCCAGTCAAGCCCTTCAGTAAAGTCGCCGTTGTCGTTGGTGAGATCACGAAAAGATTGATTACTCCAAGTGGCTCTTCCAAAACTATCTGTTTCAAATAGTGGTCTGTCTGTGTAATGTAGGGCAGCTTTTGATCTCTGGTCTAAAACTTTTTGTGTTATCTCTATCCTTTGGCAGGTATCTTTTAAGCAATTTACCGCATCCTTCATTGAGCCACCACCATTAGGCGTGACCTCGTTCTTAATGGTATCTATAGACTTTTTTATTTCTTCGTGGTCATCCATTAGTTGTATAGCTGGCTTCAATAATTTTTTCCATAAGAAAATGCTCATCGAAGTCACTATTCCGGCTAACGTGCTAACCATCGCTAATGATTCTGCATCAAAGGTAAACATGACTTACTCCTAGTGCTAAAAATAGCCCGCCCCCTAGAAAGGGGGAGGGCTTAATTTAGTAAGCAGATAACGTATTAAGACTCAGGCGTGTCCTTGGCCTTGTAATCATCTTGCTTAGGATTCTTGCCACCTTGCATGTAAACAAGTTCACCGGGAATAGCTCTGGTTGTGTTAGCTGCTTCATCGTTGGCAGCTACGTCACCAGCACCACTTGGTGCAACCAAGTTAACATTGTTACCAGCACCGGTTCTAGTTACAAAACCGTTGATAGTTGTGGACGGTTGAGCATATACATCAATGTCAGTCGCACCAATCTTCTTACGTTTATTGTTTGACGTAACATTATCTCTGGTGCCATTCATTCCGTTTCCGTCAGAATCGCCTTGAGACAAGACAGTATTTGCTGCATTGTTGAGGGTAGTGGAAACATTGCCGCCTTTAACAACCCATTGCGTTGCTGTAGCGTTGTAACCGATTGTTCCAGTACCGCCGCCGCCGCTGCCTCTAGCAGTTTGAACTCCAGCTTTATCTGTCGTTGCACTGCCAGTGCCATCGTTAGCGACTATTTTAGAACCATGTGCTTCACCAAAATCGTCCGCAATATCTGCCAGACTTAAATTTTTGGTCATAACACCAGCGGCATTGCTACCACCGTGAATGACGGTACCACCATCAACTTTTTCTGCGGTGCCGACAGCTTCATCGCCAGCACCACTTGGACGTACAGTAGGCATAAGAGAATCTCCTTTAAAAAAAATAAAATAAAATAGTGTTTAGATTCCTCTTATCCGTTTAGTGTCCAATTCCTACATATTATACACATTTAGATAGAGAGGTTCTGAGTTTTTTAAGATTTTTTTTCAATCTTATTCTAATAGTTTCGCCGCAAACCCCTCTAGCGTGAGCCATCTCCTTAATGGTCATATTGTTATAAAATCTATCAAATATTAGGTCTGGATCGTCGCATTGCTGTATCTCGTCTAGCATATCAATACGCTCGATATCGTTTGTTGAATCGCTTACAGAATTAGGTATGAGACTGTGGGTCTTATCTATGTTAAACTTTCGCTGGGTAAGACACTCAAAAACCACACCTTTATGCACGTAAGACGTGAGCTTACACTTAGATTTTTCGTCATATTTTTCCTTAGCCTTCCATAGGGCTGATAGTATACACGACTGTATTTCATCCCTTGAAAGACTTCCGGAGAAAGATGATGCGGCCTTGTTTGCAACTTTAATAACGTCCTCGTTGTCGAGAAGTTGTTCAATATTCTTTATCAATTTAATTTCCTTTATCAGTTAAGTTTTCCTCAATGTCTTTTCGTACTTCTTTAAAATTAAACATTTTGCCTATACCAACAAAAAATCGGTATCTGCTAACTATCTTTAGCACTTCAACTCCCTCTGTTTTATTAAGCTCCTCTTTAATATCTTCAGTTATATTGAAATTAGTGTACCCCATCCAGCAGTCAAAATTGCTGGCAAGAGTGGCGTTCTCTATCATGTTTTCGTCTACTGGTAGCTGTACTGTTTCAGTGTGAGGCTGCATAAAATCTTCTCCGGACTCTAGCAACATCTGAAGCTCCTCATCAGTTAATTCTTTTAGTACATCTTCTTCGACGGTTGATTTTAGGCTTTGCTGGAGTGTCTTATAAAGTTGTACTATCAGAGGGTTTTGGATCTGTTCTTCTAGTACGTTCTCGTATTTTTGCCATCCTATTTTTTTAGTTTTTTTCATGGCTAGCTCCTATAGCATATCTGAAGGTTTAATACAGGGTTCGTTTTTGCTCTCCTTAACACCTTCCTTTACTTTCTTCTCCAGAGCTTCTACCAGTGATTCAGATCTAACAATTACATCAGCTAACAATGCCTCTAGCTCCTTTGACTTTCCTTCTGCGAGAAAAGCGTCCTTCACTATATTGATGGTTTGAATTTGAAACTGTGTCGATGGTATGGAGGCAAGCAAAGTTCCTAGTTGTTTAAGCGTTTGAGGTTCGTAGTCGTTAATGTCTACGTCTACAAAGTATTCACCATCCTCATCGACTCTGTACGAAACAGATATAATAGTGTTCTTTTCGTTCATTGTTGTAATATATCCAGTATCTTGTTTGCGGTATTATCCCAAGAGAATTTTACTGCGGTCTCAATTCCAGCTTCGTTAACCGTGCATTTTTTATTGTCTATAAAATTTAGCATCTTTGTTGTTAAGCTAGATATGGTGTCCTCATCTATTTTTGCCCAATTACCCTGACCAAAAAACCATTTTCCGTCAACCGCTGGCTCTACATCTGTTATCGTCACCAGTCCGCTGTTTTCTTGAGTGCAAAACTCAGTATGTGCAGAATAATCTGTTGTAATGACATGTTTTCCTAGCGACATCATTTCCAGCAACTCTAGGTTCCACCCTTCACCACGAGAGGGAAACACACCACAGTCCACCTGAGACATTATATTATACACCTCTGCCTGTGTCTCAGCCCTTGGAATAATCTTTACATTTGGGTGAGAATACAGATTTTGCCATTTATTTTCTTCCTCTGGGGAGTTAAAGGGGTTGCTACACATCATCCAAAGCTCAACGTCTGTATCATGCTTTAACACATTTTTAAAGGCATCTATAAGTATGTCGTGACCCTTTCTTACCTCCCACTTTCCACAGTTAAAAAATATGGTTTTACTGTGAGTTCTAGGTAGTGAAGGTTTGAAAATGTCTCTATCTACACCAAGAGGTACAACGTCAATAAAGGGTACATATGTTTGATCTAGGCATACATTTTTTGCCCACTCTGAACAAACCATTAATTTATCACAAGAGTTTAAATGATGCTTTTCTAAATCGTTAAACGTATCTAACTCAAAGATAGGAAATCCAACGAACTTTCCTGAACCTATGCGTTCTGCCATCTGGTTCTGATGCCAAATCTTTACACAGGGGGCGTAAGCGTCAAATCTTTTAGATGTTTCTACCGCATTTGTCACTATATCTGCGTCTGCTTGGTTGGTGACTTGCGGTTGCCCGATTGGAAATAGGGATACATCCGCTTTTTTTTGTAATGCTTTGAGGATGTTTAGCCCAGCTACGCCATAGCCAAGCTGATTGATTGGTGCTTGTAGGTTAATTTTCATTTTTCTAAAACCTTTAGGACTATTTGTTCGGGGTTTAATGTTGGATTATATGTCAGGATGTCATCAACTAGCCTGTTTGCTTCCGCCCTCTTGTAGCCAAGGGAGGTGAGACCAGAAACCGCTTCCTGTCCATCTTTTGTTTTGTGCGGTTTAACTTGTTTAACTGGTGTTTTGACTTCTGGCTTATCGTCTTCTTTAAGAACGAAGTGTGCCATCAAGTATTCTTCATCTCCCGTGGCGGCAGCAAATAAGTCTTGATCGTCAATAAAGTCAACCTTAGCTTCTTGATTTAACTTGGGCACACCCTCGCGTATTAAACCTTGAATAAAACATGCAGACCAAAATATACCTAATAAGGCCGCAAAAAAACTAACTAAGATCTGAACTATTTCCGGATTCTCTACACCCATAACTCTGTTTTGCCTCTATAAACTGTTAGAAATCTTACTACGCTCAATTATATACTATATCGTCTATTTGTCAAGTGGTCTTTAAACTTTTTAATAAAAAAGCCCCGCCAAACAAATTGCTTGACGAGGCTGCGATAGCGTTACATACGGTTCACATCGTCCTGACCGCTTGCCCGTAAAGGCATACTATCTTTAGTCCGAGCTTCTTGGGGTAATCTGTGCTGGATCAGGCCCAAGCGAAATCTCATCTGCCATGATGCAAACAGAACTCTTCTTGTTTTGTTCCGCGTCTTCGTAATCATCAATCTTTAGCTTGCCCGTGATAGAAACAAGTCTACCCTTCATAAGCATCGGATTAAGATTCTCTGCCATTTTACCAAAACACAACACGTTGATAAAAAGAGTGTCGTCGTTTCGACGATCATTTACCGCTAGTCTAAACTTAGACATAGGGGTTCCCTTTTTTGTAGTTGTAAACTCTGCGTCTTTAGTGAGCCGTCCGGCTCCATTCCAACAATTCTGATTCATAATTAAACTCCTAAAGCTGATCGAATCTTTCCTCGTACTACTTGAGCGTTACCACGATTTGAAACGCTCGTGGTTGCGTTATAAACATGTGTAGTAAATTCACGTGTCAAACCCAATGCTTTACCTGCCTTGAGTGTTTCTCGCTTATTTGTCCCAAAGACTTCGCCGGTCTCACGAAAGGCCAGAACCGTAACTGGATTAAACGTAAGTCCACGTCCCTTTCCTCTTGTCGTAGAACCGGTAATCGTGTTTTCCTCTACTCCAAAATTGTAAGACTTTGGCAGCGAAGCCAAAGATGTGTAAAACTCTCTACTTTCCATAACTATCTCCTAAAAAGGTTTGACTCTGTGGAATTGGATTTTCCACGTTAGAATTTTCTTGTGCTTCAAGGGTTTGTTTGCCCTCTGTGAGGTATTGTTGCAGTCTGACAATCTCTGCATCAACAAGTTGTTTTTTCTCGTTTAGTTGCACAATCTCTCTTTCTACGTTAGCTAGATGTGCGGCAACCATTTCTTTCATATCTGCCATTTTGGACTCCTGTAAGTTTGCCTCGGTTTACTATATTATAGTCTCGGTTTGACTAAAAGTCAACTGGGTTCTTCATTTTTTTTAAAAGTTTCTAGGATACATTCCAGTACATCTGTGTCTAGCGAGCTTTTGGGTATGTACTTTAGCTCCAACTGGTCGCTAAGTAGTTTAAGGATTGTGTCATATCTCTCGGAATATATCTCCATTTTCGGTGATGAAATATCTGAGAAGATGATTTTCTTAATCCCACACTGGTGAAGCATTTGCACGCACGATAGACACGGGACGGCTGTTACATAACACTCTGAATCAATCGTTGATACGCCGTTTTTAGCGGCATTATAAACAGCGTTAGCTTCGGCATGTATCATGAACGGATACTTGTCGGGTCTTTTTCTAGGTAGTACTGAGTCGTCTATACCTGAAATAAAACCATTGTAACCTGTCGATATAATTCTTTTGTTCTTAACTAATACGGCTCCACATTGCGTTTGCAGGTCATGACTTCTTTTAGACCATAACGCCGCACTTAGAATGAATGAAGTCTCCCAGCTACTAGGCTCATGACTCTGTAGGA